CAAAATAGAAAGGTCTTATGGATACAGAAATGCGAGCCATTACACAAAATAAACTTCTGATCAATAATGTAATATCCAACATGGAAAGAATTACTAGGTTAGAAAGAGAAAACCATTCACTCAAGGTAAAGAATGGTAAACTTAAAATGGAATTGTTATACGGCAAATGCACAAAGTATAACTAATTTAATTTCATCCCTAGGGTTTACTTTTAAATCCTAGGGTTCTCTCTAATTCTCTCAATAGGTACATCATGCAAAGGAAAATGGATAAAAACCTTGTACAAATTGCTTTTGATGAATTAACAGAAGCAATAAATAAAAGTGATAATTATTCCCATTTGGACCCTACGGAATTTATGTTGATGAGTGAAAACATACAAGGATCTATCCCTTTTAAAAATAGGTACACTAGAAATTATGTTTTTGTAAATGATGGGAATCTTGAGGTTCCCCAAACTGACGAACCTTTTATGAGGGGTGAATTCTAAACCATACCAAATTCTATTTAATTTAAACCCTAGGGAATGCAATAACATTCTCTAGGGTTTTTTGTTTCTACTGAGAATTTCATTTTGTGTTCTATCCTAGGTGATAGGTCACAAGGGGCCATTCTCAGGTCCGTTTAAAAACTCTCTAATTCTCAAATTAAATATGTATCTACTTTCAAAGTCTCATAAAACAGATAAAAGTGATTCTATAGGATCGCATTTGAACCGAATGATGTATCTAGAACCTAATAAAGTGATTTGTCCAGATGCTGGGGAATGCATGAAACTCTGTTTAAAAAATTCTGGTAACATGAAATTCAATACCAGCAGAAAAGCTAGGATTAACAGGACTAAACTTTATTTTCAGGATAAGGATTTATTTTTAGCTAAACTGGATGTCGAAATAAAAGAACTTAAAAGAGAAGCAGAAAAGCAGAATAAAAGGGCTTTAGTGCGATTAAATGGAACTTCAGATATTGATTGGACAAGCTACAGTATTTTTAAAAATAATCCTGATATTGATTTTTATGATTATACGAAAAGAGCAAACTTATATAAAAAGTTTCTACTGTGTAGGAATGATTTAGAAATTCAAAAAGCTTGGAACTGGCCTGAGAATTATCATTTAATTTATTCTTTCAGTGAAAAAACTAAATTATCTGATGCTTGCTACTTTTTAAAAAATAATGGTCAGATTGCAATTGTATTTCAGCAGATCCCGAAAACTTGGAAAGGTTTTGAAGTCATCAACGGAGATAAACACGATCTCAGGATTTTAGATAAAACTGGAGTAGTGATCGGATTAGAAGCAAAAGGACCAGCCCGAAAACTTGTTTCTTCTTTTGTACAATAAAGTTAAGTATTCCTTCCTCAGACCCTTGGATCATGGTATAATATTCTAATGTTTCAAGGGTTTCTTTAATTTTTTTCTTGACAATATTTTTATATTTTTTTCTAATCGGATCTCTTTTTTAATTGCACTCTTTGGAGTGTAATTAATGGATGGACCCGAAAACTTGGCAGGATGCCCGAAAACTAAATCTCTTTTATAGGATTTATTATGTTTGTAGACAAAATATTTGCTCAAGCTGGAGTTATCGGTGCTTGGACAAGAATGAGTCAACTTACCTATTTCTTTGGATCTGGACTTAGGTTAGATCCTCCCCGAAAACTTCAACCCGAAAACTATTTATTCTCTCTAATCTCTCAACTAGCTCAAGAAAATGCCTCAAAAACTCCCTTTTACACAGGAACAGATCCTTGCTATCCGATCTAACCTACATGGTAGAAACCAACTTTTATTTTGTGTTCATGTAGACACTTGTCTCAGGTGTGTTGATTTAATAAATCTTAGGGTAAAAGATTTAATTGATTCTCATGGTAGAGTTCGCAAGAACCTAGAGATCAAACAAAAGAAAACATCTAGACGAGTTTCATGTAGACTATCAGATTTCACTATGGAACTGGTAGATCGATGGGTGAGAACCCGAAAACTAGAAAGCAATGATCCCTTGTTCCCTAGTAGAGCAACGGACAAGCTGGGTAACCTGAAACCTCTTAGTGATAAGATGTATCGGAATATAGTAAAAGAAATAGCCTACAAAGCAGGATTAGATTGGGAACTGTATTCTAGTCATAGCTTACGTAGGACCAAACCTAGTATTGTATATAGTAAAACTAGGGATATAGAAACGTGTAGACAACTCTTAGGTCATTCTAATGTTGCGTCTACTTCTCTTTATTTGAATATTAGTGCAGAGGATGCTTTGAACAAAGCGGAAGCACTTAACATAATGTAGGAAGTTGAGGGGTGTTTCTCACGCACCCCTCTCTCTCTAATTCCCAACTTCAGAAAGGATTCTAAAGGTAGGATCTATAACCATAGGAGTGTAAGAAAATAATGCAAGATGAATACAGAAATTCGGTGATCAACGTAGTGCTGTCCCGAAAACTCGTAAGAGAAACTAAAATGTTTATTCTGCAAAATCAGTTAGATATACCTCTTAAAACTTTTGTAGAGCAAGCAATTGTAGAAAAAATAAAAAAGATGGATGAAGGGGTTGACAAGTAATTTTGCTTGTGCCAAGGTGTTTTTTCATATCTACGAATTACCAGTTTACTCCATAAGCGACAATTAAGTTTCCGCTTTTGCCATTACTGCTAATTCGACATTACTTCACATACTTGCACTTCTGCAAGATTATATAAAGAGGGACATGGGTTTAAATACGTTTGCTTCTAGGGCATTAGCACACAAAAGGGTACGCAAGGATAAATTAGTCTCCAGAGAAGAAATTAATAAAGCAGTAGAAGAATACAAAAGTAAAGGTGGAACTATTACTAAACTTCCTGCTTTATCTGATGCTTTTAGTCAAAAGCTAGTATCTGGATCTGAGTTTTACAAGGTGTATAGCTGGACCTTTGATAGTGTTAGGAAACATGGGGTAGTTAAGCAAGACCATCTAACAAACGAGGACATAAGTGCATCCTAAAGATAGTGGTCAACTAACTGGTCGTGTAGCTGGTAGTAGACTTACTTGTATAAGGTTCTCCCATAGGGACAAGAATGGAAGTAGGATCAACTTATATAAGTGTAGTTGTGGTAATTATAAAAAGTTGTACCAGCAAGCAGTTAATTCTTTAAATACAAAATCATGTGGTTGTCTTAAAAAAGAGTTAAACCCAATTGTATATAAAAGAATGCGAAAGAGTGAAAAAAAGAGAAGGGAAAACCACCTCAAGGCTTGTATAGGTAGACCACCAAAAAACAAAGGTCAAAAGAGAGTAGATATATTAGTAGATGGTGAGATTAAACATAAGTTTGTACCAGCTAATCAAGTAGCTAAGTACGATAAACAATTTATGAAAGATTTAACTGCTTTATACTACGAAGCAGTATGATATGGGCAAGGATCTATTTTTACTTAACAACGCATAGGTTGGGTTCAAATTGAATAAAGTGTGGAGCTTTACCTTGCCCATTACTTTAACTTAATAGAGGGATAATATGGCAAATTATAATCCAGTAAGATTAGTTTTTAATGATGAATACGGAAGTGTTAGATGGTCTGAGGATTTTAAAAATTCAGATCAATTACATAAATTAGATGTACTAAGTGATTGGGTAACCATATTACAAGAAGAGTATTCAGTATTATTAAGGAAATTTAATGAAGGAAACAGTTAATCAAAAAGCAGAAAGACTAGTTAATGGAGACAGACAATGGGCTTATGATCACCCATTGGAAAACTGTGAAAGAATAGGAATTATTTGGGGTGTAATACTAGATACAGATCCAGTAGCACCTGAGAAGGTTGCACTTATGTTAGCTGGTATGAAAATAGCCAGAGAAATATATAGGCATAAAGAAGATAACTTGGTTGATCTTGCTGGTTATTCTGCTTGTGTACAGATGATTTATGATAAGAAAGAAGAATTACAAATACAACAAGCAGAAAGAGATGACTATGACAGAAACTTTAAACCAGCGGTTTATGAGGAAACAACTATTGGGTAACCATAGTTATGTACCTTGTTCTCAATGTAAAAGACTTACCAGTAATAGATTAGGTAAACACATAATATGTGTAGAATGTATGGAGTATCATGAGAGTAGAAAGCAAGTGTCCTCATTGTGGTAGAAGGCATATAGAAAACAGGGAACATTCTGGTACTAGTATTATTGAATGTTCTTGTAGTAATAAGTTTATTGCTATTGCAAGAATAAATTTAGAAGTAGAAGCACTTAAAATAGTAGATGAACTAATTCTTGACAGGAAGTCTGGGAATTATGTATCAAAACGTACTGGAGAAACAGCTTAACCTTGAACTAGAAGGTAAGAGGTTAGGTAAAAGACGTTATCAGAGGGTTAGCAAGGAAGCTAAAGACCAGGAGTCATGGACTAGACTCCCCTCTGTTCGTTTTATTATGTCAGAAGCAGTACAACCTATTTCTACTGCTTTTAGAAAATGGATAGATAAACGTAAAACTGGTAAACCAGCTTACGCTACTCACCTAATAGAAGTTGTTGAGTCTCTTGAACTAGAAGACGAAACAATAGCTTATCTAGCACTTATCTGTACGCTAGATGGTTTATCCCAATCTCATCCAGAATATCGTGTAGCTAGGACCATAGGTAATGCTATACAAGATGAGTACAGACTACGTACTTTCCGTGCAGAGAATCCCAATTATTTTAAAAGAGTTTTAGAGTCAGAACACCAGAAACGTAATCCTCGTTATAGACAGAAAAACGCTATGACTTGGCTACTTTCTAGAAAGACCCAATTAAATCTCCATGATCTCACATTAGAAGATGCTGATAAGATCATGTTGGGTAAGATTCTAATTCATCTTATACACAGGGAAACAGGGTTAGTTAATGTAGTACCAAACTACGTTAATAAAAGAAAAACTATCAATATGTTGGTCCCAAACCCATCAGCATTAGAATGGATAGAGAAGCTAGAAAGACATAGGGAAAACATAGCTACTCAATATATGCCTTGTGTAGTAACACCAAGAGATTGGCAAGAGAAAACATTAGGTGGTGGTTATTACACTAGTCAACTAAAAGGACTACGTGCAATTAAGTTACATAAAAAGTCAGGGTATCAAGATTTAGATAACGTAAGTATGCCCCTTGTGTATGATGCTTTAAATCAAATGCAGAGGACAGAGTTTGCTATCAACATACCAATGTATGAGTTGATGCAGAAGGCATACGATAGTGGTGCAGAGTGGGAAGGAATACCACCTAATAAACCTTATGACTTACCACAATGTCCATACCCAGGAACACAAAAGAAAACTCTAACAGAAGAACAAAAAGAAATATGGGAAAAATGGGCTAAACCTTATGCCATGCTGATGAGGAAAAACAATCAGATGTATAGCAGAAGGTTACAGTTTGTTAGAGGGTTGCAAATGGCTAAAGACTTAATGCAACACAAGCAATTTAATTATGTAGCCCAATGTGATTATAGAGGTAGATATTACCTCATGCACAACTTCTTACATCCCCAAGGTCCAGATTGGTCTAAATCCCTTCTACAGAGTGCAATAGGGATGCCTGTTACAGAAGATGAACAAGTGAATGCTTTGGCTATAGCAGGAGCGAACTTGTATGGGTTTGATAAGACCAACATGGAGAATCGGGTCAAGTGGGTCAACTATCATACTGATCAAATAATAGAAAGTGCTAAGTCACCTTTTGATTTTAAATGGTGGACACAAGCAGATGAACCTTGGCAATTTCTAGCATTCTGTAAAGAGTGGAGAAAGTACAAAACCAATGGACTAGGGTACAAAAGTTTTTATTGGGTACATACCGATGGAAGTCAAAATGGTATCCAGCATTACTCTGCTATGTTAGGTGATGAAGAAACTGCTCACTATTGCAACCTCACCTATACCAATAAACCCCAAGATTTATATCAAGAAGTAGCAGATGAAGTTAAAGAAATACTGAAAGAATCTAATGAACCTTTAGCAAGGGATTGGTTAAATAGCGATCTCATAGATAGATCCATGCTGAAGAAGATAGTTATGACCTTCCCTTATGGGGGTACACCTCACATGTTTACCGAATACATAAATGGTTATGTAATAGAGTATGCAGGAGAAGTAGAGTGGCCTTTTAACAATGGTGTACGAGTAACAGATGCATTTAAAGAATCACGTTGGTTAGTAAGTAAAATACAAGATGCACTTAAAGTAAAAGTAAAAGCGGCTACTAATGGAATGCAATGGATTAAGTCAGTAGCAAGAGAAATTATAAAACAGAAAGTACCAGTACAATGGAGAACCCCAAGTGGTTTTGTAGTAGTACAAAATTATCCAGAGGTTCGATCTAGAAAAATAAGGACTGTACTGGATGGTAAACTAATCATGGCTAATGTTCAGGGTAATCCAGTAGGTAGCAAGCAGGATAGTTGGAAAACTGGTAACGCTACACCACCTAATTTTATTCATAGTATGGATGCAAGTCATCTTACTCTTACTTTACAGAAATGTAGAGAACATGATTTAAATCAAGTAACGATGATACACGATAGTTACGGAAGTTTAGTGGCACAAATGCCATTAATGCAGAAACTCTTACGTGAGTCCTTTGTTGAAATGTATGAACAATGGGATGTATGTGAGGAGTTTCTAAAGGATGCCTCAATGGTAGTACCAGAGAGTGCATTACCAAGTCCACCAGAGAGGGGGAACTTGGATATTAATCTGGTGAGGGATTCACCATTCTTTTTCGCATAGGAAGTGAAATGAAACAACTACAAAAAACACCCAAGGGGGAAGCGTTCTGGTTAAAAATGATTAGACCAGATTACAACTACAATCCTGCTGGATTGTACGAGGGTCATCTTATTTTAAAAGGTGATGAAGCAGAGGAATTTAAATCTGTAGTAGATGAACTACGTGCAGAAGCTATTGTTGAACATACAGTAGATGGTAAGAAGCCTAAGAAAGCAGAACCTTGTTATAAAGATCATGTGGTAGATGGTCAAGAAGATGGTATTGCTTTTAAGTTTAAGATGAAGGCTAAGTATGAAACTCGAAAAGGTGATGTTATTACTCAAAAACCTACAGTAGTAGATGCTAAAGGTAATCCAATAACTGACCCTGATTTTCACATTGGTAATGGTTCCGTTGTGAAGATTGCTTTTAAACCTAGAACTTGGAGTGTTAGTGGAACTGGATGTGGTGTCACTCTAATTCCAATGGCAGTACAAGTTATTAACCATGTACCTTACTCAGCTAATTCAGATGGATTTGGATTTGAAGAGGAAGAAGGGTTTGAATTTAAAGAAGGGGAGAAAGAAACGATCTTTGAAGAAGAAGACGATTTTTAGGTCATCTTTTGAAGAAGAGGTATTTAACTCGTTACCACAAAAGGGGTGTGTATACGAACCATGTAAGTTTAGTGTAGACATCCCTACTACTTATACACCTGACTTGGTTTTACCTAATGGTATCTATGTAGAGATCAAAGGTTTTCTGAGAGTAGAAAGTAGAAGAAAGTACGAGAACTTTAAAAAACAATATCCAGAGATAGATTTAAGGTTTGTGTTTATGAACCCTAATCAACGATACCAAGGATCTAAAAGAACAAACAAACAATGGGCAGAAAAGCATGGATTCATCTATTCACATAAAAAAGTACCTACCTCATGGTTTGGTGAATATAAAGAAAAGGAATCAGACTGACTATATTATAGTTACTTGTACTGATACTAAACCTGACAAACTATTAGACATTGTACAATTAGATAGACTGCATAGAGCATTAGGATGGATTTGTGTAGGTTGTCATTTTCTTGTAGATAAATTTGGGGAAATACAAAAGGGCAGGGAACTAGATGAACATGGTAGTCACACTTGGGGTTACGATGATTCTTCTGTATGTATAACTTTGGTTGGTGGAAGAAACTTTGAAGGTATACCAACAGAACAAAGTTATTTTGAAGAGCAATTAGATTCACTTGGTGTTCTTATATATCACCTTAAAAGGATATATCCAGATGCAAAGGTAGTAGGGCAAAATACTTTGCTGAAGGATGAGGAAAAACCATACATTGATATAGAGTGTACTTGGTAATGGGCAAACATCCTTATAAAGAAGCTAATTGGGTAAAGAATGTTCCTTGTGAATTATGTGGAAGCAAGGATAACAAATCAATTTATGACGATGGTAGCACTTGGTGCTGGACTTGTGAAAAAAGGGGAACAATGGATGGAGATACAGTTGAAGCAGTAGAACAGAAACCTAAGAAGAAACTAAATTTAATTCCTAGGGATCAGTTATTCTATGAAGATTTACCTAAACGAAAAATAACAGAGGAAGCGTGCCGATTTTACAATTACCAAAAAGTGTTGTTAGACGGGGTAAAAACAGCAGTCATAACCTTTCAAGAGAACGGAGTAGACATAGCCCAGAAGACGAGGGGTCTGAACAGGGATTTCAAGTGGAGGGGGAAAACATCTCTTCTATTTGGTCAGAACAAGTTTCAACCACAAAAGAATCTGAACTACCCTCAACCTCTGATAATAACAGAGGGGGAGATTGATTGTTTAAGTGTAGCACAAGTATTTAACTTTAAAAGACCAGTAGTATCTTTAACTAAAGGTGCTGGTAATGCAGTTACACAAATAAAAGAAAACCTAGAATGGGTTGAATCCTTTCCTGAAGTAATACTTTGTTTTGATGCTGATGAAGCTGGAGATAAAGCAACAAAAAAAGTAGCACAACTATTATCCTATGGTAAATGTAAGATAGTTCAACTTCCTGAGAAAGATCCTAATGAGTTGCTGATGCAGAATAGGCAACAGGATCTCATGCAAGCAATCTATAATGCTAAACCTCATAAACCAGAGGGAATAGTAACAGGGGATGAGATATGGGAAGAAATAATAAAAGTACATGATGAAGTAAGTATTCCTTACCCATTCCCTAAGTTAGATGAGATGACAAGGGGGATACGTTGTGGAGAGATAGTTTGTATTACTGCTGGAACAGGAGTAGGTAAATCACAGTTTTGTAGAGAAGTAGCATACAACACTATCTTACAAGGACACAAAGTTGCCTACTATGCACTAGAGGAAAACACTAAGCGTTCTGCTATTGGTTTACTTGCTCTCCATGCTAATGAACCACTTCATCTATATACACAAGAACAAAGGGATTTAAAAGAATGGGAAAAGTGGTACAAGGATATGGATCTGGGGAATAAAGTAGTTTTCGATAAACATTGGGGTAGTTCCTCAGAAGACAGTATTAAGGATAAACTCCGTCATTTTGTAAAAGGCTATGACTGTAAGTTAATTATCCTTGACCACATTTCTATTATTGTCTCAGGAGATGGGGAAGGTGACGAGAGAAGGAAAATTGACAACCTCATGACCAATCTTAGGGATTTCGTTGAGGATACCCAATGTGCATTATTGCTGGTATCGCATTTAAAAAGAACCAATGGGGGCAAAGGACATGAAGAAGGTGAGAGAGTAGGATTAAATCATCTTAGGGGATCTCAGGCTATAGCTCAGTTATCGGATATGTGTATTGCCTTGGAAAGGGACAAGCAGGGCAAGGACAAACACCTAACTACAGTACGTGTGTTAAAAAATAGATATTCAGGGGAAGAGGGTGCTTGTTCGATACTGAGGTATACACCTGAGACAGGAAGATTATTTGAGACATTAGAGGAGATAAGTTTTGATGAAGAAGAAGACGCTGATTTTTGATATTGAGACAGATAATTTTTATGAGCAGGGAAAAGTTATCCATTGCATTGTTGCTATGGATGCTGAGACATGGGAGATAAAATCATTTGGTCCAGATGAAATAGAAGCAGGGATAGAATACCTAGACTCTGCTAAAATAATCGTTGGTCACAACATCATCGATTTCGATATTCCTTTTATAAACAAAATCTACAATTGGGTTCCTAAAGCATTACCTAGGGATACTCTTACTATTTCTAGACTGCTTTTTCCTACTAGAGAGTTTCACAGTCTTGATAGTTGGGGTAAAGAGTTAAACTTCCCCAAGATGGAGTGTAGCAACTTTGGGATATACTCTGAGGATATGCTTAATTACTGCATCAATGATGTGAAACTTAACTTTAAGTTGTATGAGAAGTTAAAGAAGAAGATGAAAGACTCTGGTGTACAAGATGCTGTACGACTAGAGCATTCTATGCAACTTATATGTTCTGATATGAGGTTTACTGGTGTCAGATTTAATAGGAAAGATGCAAAAGCACTAGAAGAAAAGCTATCACTAAAACGAGTAGGATTTGAGGATAAACTAAAGGATGAGTTTGGATCTTGGATTGTAAATAATGGAGAAGGTAGGACAAGAAAAAGAGCAGATTATACCAAGATCAAGAATGTAAATTTTAATCCTAGGTCCAGACAGCATATAGCCAAAGTTCTGATAGAAAGAGGATGGGAACCTACTAAGAAAACACCTCTGGGTCATCCTATAGTAGATGAAGTTGTACTAAGGGAACTAGGTACACCAGAAGCACTAATGATAGCAGACTACTTACTGCTACAAAAAAGAATAGCTCAGATTAGTGAAGGTAAACAAGCATGGTTGAAACTGGCTAATAAAGAAAATGGTAGTTATATCATACATAACCGAACTAATCCTCTTGGTACATATACTTCTAGGGCAACACATACTCATCCTAATCTAGGACAAGTTCCTGCTACTCGCTCACCTTTCGGTAAAGAATGTAGATCCTTGTTTTTACCAGATAAAGGACACAAGTTTATTGGTATAGATATGTCCTCATTGGAACTAAGAGTATTGTCTCACTATTTAGCAAAGTATGACAATGGTTCCTATGGTAAGAAAGTAGTAGAAAGTGACATACATACTGAAAACCAGAAGTCTGCTGGATTAGAAACTAGGGACCAAGCAAAAACATTTATCTATGCCCTACTTTATGGTGCTGGATCACAGAAAATAGGTTCTATTATTGGTGGTGGTAAAGAAGAAGGTAAGAAACTTAAAGATAAGTTCATGAACAACATTACTGGTTTCTCTAGCTTGAATAATAATATTGCTAGGTCACTAGAGAAGAAGAAGTTTCTAAAAGGGTTAGATGGTAGGCATATTCCTGTCCGTTCTACTCATTCTGCTCTCAACTTCTTAATACAATCTGCTGGAGCAATATTATGTAAAAGGTGGATCAGTCTAGTAAATGAAGAAATTTTAAAATCCTATAATGGATTAGCAAGGATAGTTCTTTGGGTACACGATGAGATTCAGGTGTCCGTTAGTGAAACCTTGGATTTGGATGAAGTTGGAAAAAGTTTTGTGGAAAAAATTTTTGAGACAGAACGATATTACGATTTCAAATGTCCTCTGGATGGGAAATATAAAATTGGAAACTCTTGGATGGAGACACACTAATGACAATCTTAGCAATAGATGCAGACATAGTAGCTTATCGATCAGCTTTCAATGCAGAGAAAGCAGTTAAATGGGATGAGGATCTTTGGACACTCTGGAGTTCAGAAGAAGAAGCAACCCACATAGCTATTGATACCATTACTAAAATAGTAGAAGGATTTAGAGATACACAAAGAGATCCTACTGTAATCCCTGTTCTTTGTTGGTCACATAAAAACAATTTTAGAAAAAAAATTTATCCTGAGTACAAGATGAATCGAGTAGACCAAAGGAAACCTTTGTGTCTCAAGAGGATAAGAGAAAGATTAGGTTATGTATACCAGTACAATATAGAACAAGATGGGTATGAAGCAGATGATATTATAGGTGAGTTTATTACTGCTAAAGATCCTTATGCAAAACTATGGGAAGTAGAACCACCAGTAAAGACACAGAACAACAGAGCAGTATGTGTGACTATCGATAAGGATCTACAAACAGTACCAGGATTACATTATATAAAAGATGAGTTAGTAGAGATAACAGAAGAACAAGCAGACTTTACTTGGATGTGTCAAACCATAGCTGGGGATACTGTAGATAATATAATAGGTGTTAAAGGTTTAGGGATGAAGAGAGCAGGAAAGATATTACAAGGAGTAGAAGAATTAAAATACCTATGGAAACTAGTTGTAGATACTTATACAGAAAATAATCTAACTGAGGAATACGCAAAGCTAAATGCAAGGCTCACAAGGATACAAAGAGAGGGGGATTGGATACACAAATTACCCAACCCCATAGGAAATATTTTTTAACTACGTTGGAAAACCGATTTTTATGGATCTTGAGGGTAAAAAAGAACTGTATCTAGATATACCAGAACAGTTAGTAAAGGATCTAGATCAACTATTCCCATCTGTTTGTCCTACTATTGATATGACAGAAAGAGAAATATTTATGTATGCAGGAAAAAGAGCAATGGTTGAATGGTTGATGGAACGTAGAGATATGCAGGAGTTTGAAGGCTGATGTGTCAGTATGATGTAGAAGCATCTAACAAAAGAAAAGGTAAGGACAACTCTTTGTTAAGTTCTACTACTACTGCTTTCGATGATCTCATCAATCCTTTTCAACAAGACACAGGGTTAGGTAAGTTAGCATCTAATTTGAATATGCAAAACTACCTTAACAACGATAGTAAAAAAACCAAGTCTACTACAGATACTTCTATTACACCTACAGAGATAACGAATTTAGATGCAAGGCAAGGTGAAGGTGATCCTAGTCTTAGGAAAAGAAAGAGAAATAAAAATAATTTAAGAATTAGGGGTGACGTATCAAAAATGAATGTCAGTCCTAAACAATCAATGTCTTCTGGAACAACTAAAATAATAACTTAATATGTGTTCATCTGGTGGTGGCGGGGGTAGTACACCTACTGCCCAAGATATTTCTGATGCAGTAAGTGATAATACACCTACTATTAAAGTAGAACCCCCTCCCCCAATAAAAGTAGATCCTGGGGATATTTCCGATACTATTAGTGATAACACACCTGATATTAAAGTTACTGATACAAGTACGGGTGATATAGTTAAACAAGTAGACAAGGTTTACCAAGGTTCTGATATAGATACAACAGCAGAAGGATTACAAGAAGCAGGACAATTATTAATTGATGCTGCTGATTCTGTAGTATCTGGTAAACCTAAAGGTGGTGTTAAAGATGCCCAAGAAAGTTTACAAGAAACCAAAGATAAAGGTGATGAATTAGTAGATCAAACTAAAGAAACTGCATCTAATTTAATCGATCCTAACAACCCAAACAGTTTACTGAACACTACTGTTACTCAATCGTTAGATAATGCTACTTCTATTGCTTCTAATATTAGTAGAAACTTCAAACAAAGAATGGCTAGAGAGGGATTTAAAACCCTAGATAGTAATTATGATCCTTCCTTGGATGATCCTTACCTTATGATGCGAAGAGGTGGTAGAAGAAAACGAGGAAGAGAAAAAGCAGTTAGACAGGGAGCATTAAGAATCCCCTCTAGTGGTATTGGAGTACAAATTCCTTCGTGATAAATAATCAATCTTGTGCCTCAAGGTATTCTCAACTAGAGAACCAAAGGCATATCTTCTTAACAAGAAGCAGGGATTGTTCCGAACTAACTTTACCCTACCTCATACCTCCAGAAGGACATTCAGCTAGTACCATATTTCCTACACCATACCAAAGTGTAGGTGCTAGAGCAGTTAATGTTCTTGCTTCTAAATTACTTCTTGCCTTACTGCCCCCATCTGGTCCCTTCTTTAGACTAATGGTGGATGATCTTGAGATCCCACAACTTAAACAAGAAGGTCGAGGGGCAGTTGAGGAAGCATTAGGTGCTATAGAACGTGCTGTAATGTCTGAGATAGAAGTAACAAGAGTACGTGTACCTACCTTTGAGATGTTAAAACATCTTATTGTTTCTGGTAATGCTTTAGTTCACTTCCCTGAAGAAGGTGGTATGAGAGTATTTCCTTTGGAAAGATATGTATGCCAAAGAGATGCTATGGGGAATGTATTAGAGATCATCGTTAAGGAATCTGTAAGCCCTCTTATGTTACCAGAGGAAATCAGAAACCAAGTACAACAAGAAGATACTAATGATGATTCAGATAAGAGTATTGATCTATACACAAAGATAATTAGAGAAGCAGACCAATGGGTAGTAAGTCAGGAAGTAAAAGAAATAGAAGTACCTAATAGTTCAGGAACTTATAAGTTAGATAACTTCCCTTGGATGGTACTTAGGTTTGATAGGATTGATGGGGAATCCTATGGAAGAGGATTGGTAGAACAATATTTAGGTGACTTACGTTCATTAGAAGGTTTATCACAAGCATTAGTAGAAGGTACTGCATCCTCTGCAAAGGTATTATTTTTAGTACGTCCCAATGGTACAACTAAAGCTAGATCATTAGCTAATTCACCTAACGGAGCAATCATCCAAGGGGATGCTAATGATGTGAGCGTATTGCAAGTCAACAAAGCAGTAGATTTTAGGATTGCTGAGAGCATGATTAAAACTATTAGTGACAGACTTGCTGGTGCATTTCTTATGTCTGGTACAGTACAAAGGGATGCTGAAAGAGTTACTGCTACTGAAGTTCGTCTACTCGCTAATGAAATAGAATCTGGGTTAGGTGGCATATTTAGTTTGTTATCCCAAGAGTTTCAATTACCTCTGGTTAGATTGATGCTCAAGAAACTTAATGATAATGACAAAGTACCACCTCTACCAGAAGGTGTAGTAAGACCTCAGATTATTACTGGTCTAGAAGCAATGAGTAGATCAGAAGACTTAAAGAAACTAATGCAAATGATACAAATGTTCCAACCTCTTGGAGCAGAAGGTTTCTTAAATCAGATTAACATTGATGACTTTATAGATCGTGTAGGTGTATCACTAGGAATAGATCCTCAAGGGTTGTTGAAGTCTAAAGAAGAGCAAGCACAATTACAACAGCAAGCTCAACAACAAAGACAACAACAAATGGTTATGGAAATAGCTAAAACTATGGGTCCAGAAATAGGTAAACAACTACTACCTCAGATTATGCAAATGGCTGGACTACAAACACAACAACCCCAACAACAAGGATAGTATGCCCCAAGGTGAAGGTACTTATGGGAATCAAGTAGGTAGACCAAAGAAAGACCCAAGAAAAGAATACATACCTACTAAAGATTTAGATAAAGAATTAAAGAAAAGAAATAAAGCACCTGAGTACATGGCTAATAAGCGTACCTTTGTTATTAAAAGGTATAAAAATGGGGGTTATTACAAACAATTTGAGAATGGTGTAGTTGACAGTATTAAAAAACCAGTAGCAGAAAAATTAATTGCAGATAAAAGAGCAGGGAAACCTAATACAAAACACTACACAGTAGAGTATGTAAAGATGAAAGGGGTTAAAGATCCCAAACCTACATTACAAGGTGAACGAAGAGAAAAAGTAGTAGAAAGAATTAAGAAGAAAACTACTAGGAAACCAGATGCTAATAACAAACCACCTACCAGAATGAAATTTAAGGGTAAAGGTAAAGCTGGAGCAGTCTTAGGACTATTAGGTGCTTTAGGTATTGGTGGTTCTGCTACTAAAAAGACAGATAATAATAAACCACCTACAAAAAAACGCACATCAGTACCACCTTCTAAATCAGAGGGTAGTAGAAATGTAAAAGCTAGGTTTGACAATAAAGAAGAAATTAAAAAAAGAATGCAGAAAGACAAGGATAGCCAACCAATAGCTTTTAGAGGTAACTACCCTATCTTTCGCAAAGGTTCTGAAATGGCTAAGTCATTCAGGGAAACTTATAACAGGGAGAAAAAAGCAGGAAAGAAAACATTTACATGGCAAGGTCGAAAA